AAAAACGCGTACATAAAAACGCCGTCGGTAAGCTTATCGATTAACGGCGTTATTATCCCGATTACGCATATCATGCGTTACGAACATGCCTACGCCCCCGCTTACGACGATTATCAGAAATTCGGCGACAAAATCCGCACTTCAAAAAAACTTTCGGCAATTCGCACATGGGTTTTTCAGATCGCGAAAATAACGCTTTCGGAAAATACAAAATCGAAAATTAAAAGCTTGATAGATTCCCCGAAGTTGTTTGATAGCTTTATTAAAGGAATTACAAACGATGATGAGAAATTACAATTTCTTTTTGAAGCGTTTGAGTGGGGTTTAGAACTAAACTACGCGATAAAATTGCAAAGCGATTATGGCACAATAACGGTTAATCATTTGTCTGTTTCGTCGGGAATCGAAAACAACTCGGGGTCTTATCTTTTAACGTTAGAGGTGTAACATGGCATACAGCAAGGTAGAAGACGGCGTTTATAAGATAAAGCTCGATTTAAACGTAAAAGGCGACGGCGGCGACAGTGCAGGCGACACGCCGCAGGATAAACAAGATAACGAGAACGGACAGATAGCCGCGGGTGCAGGGCAAACAAAGTCTAAAAACGTTTCAAAAGGGGCGTGGGCTTTAAACCTTGCAAAACAGCAAGGCACTAAGTTGGCTTCCGATTTAATCGGTAATATCGGCGATATAACGGGCGATTACATAGCGCAAGCGAATATACAGGAGACGCTCGGAATTTTGTCAACGTTCGGCGGTATTGCCGCGGCAACGGCGGCGGGCGGAGTAGCCGGGTTTGCCGTTTCTGTAATCGGCGCGGGAGTTTCCGCGGGAATAGGCGCAGTGAATTATCAGCGGCAAATTTATATGCAAAATAAAAATGCCAAGTGGCTTGCTCAAAGAGTAGGCTACTCAGCATTTAAATAATTATTTGTTTTTGTCTTTTGGTTTATTGCTAACGTGGACGTTTTTATCATTTACATGATCTTCAACGTCGCAAATAAAAGTAAATAAAGTTAGCGATAAAATTATTTGTAATGCAAAAAAAACGGCAAATAATAAAAAATACAACTCATGGTTTAGTTTATATTGTGCAATAAAAAGAGCGCAAGGAAAAAGTCCAAATAATCCATTTAATGCAATTATAATTTTTAAAAATAAATTATTCATATATTCACCTCATGCACATAATACCACATAAGGAGCTTTTATGTCAAATAAATTTAAGATAATTCACACATCAAAAATTACGGGCGTAGAAACCGTAATATTCGACAACACTTCTGATAATATCGTTGAAAACGTCGGTGACCTTTTAACCGGCGTACCGATAACCGAGAGCGTTGACGACGGCATGAATACAGTCGTGCTTCATTTAAAGAGCTGTAAAGGCGATGTAGCCGTTCCCGCGCTTTTCGAACCTTATGATAAGGTTGAGATCCAAAAAAGCGTAAACGGCTTTATGCAAAGCGAGCTTTATATTGTTGCAATAGATAATAGAAAGGTCGATAATGAAAATTTAAAGACTTACGAAAAAACGATTTCGCTTGTTGAAGGCACGAAAATTCTCGATAGCATATTTATCTATAATTGCAATTTAACGAATAGCGAAGAAACGCTTGCAAATCAAATTGACAAGTTATTACAAAATGCCGAAATTATAGTTAATTCTAAAACAAATCGGTTTTCGATTTCAAATGAATTATGGAATATACTCAGTGAATTTTCAAGCGAAGATTTTTTCTTTGACAATGTAACATTACGAGAAGCTGTTTATCGCATACTTGAGGTAGCTCATATTCGTCCTTATGTAAATGGTTTAACATATAAAAATGGCGATATTTCACTAATATTTATTAGTTACAAAAGCAAAGTGGATTATGACGAAATAAAATCGCTTGCAAATGTTGGAACTTTTATCGGTGAAGAAGCAGAGGTTTCAATTGATAATTATTTCGGCACGGTAAAAGCTCGCGGTTATAATTCAATCTCAAAAAATATTATGAAAATAGGGATAAGTCCGTTTACAACGGCAGAAACTACATTAACAAGTAATAACGCAATTGCGGATTTAAAATTTGCTATAGAAAGCGTTCAAAGCTTTCAAGTCGGGAAAAACAAGTTAGAAATTACGTTCAAGTGTTTAAAACTTGGAGTTACAAGAACCGTAAAAGTCATTACAGATTATTGGTATGAAATTTCAAGTTACATAATACCAAACGAATTGTATCAGTGTTTAAGCGAAGAAGAAAAGAAGCTTAAAATCCCTTATACAAAAGGTTCGTCGGAAATAGGAATGTCAAAAACTTATAGAACGGTATTGTTGACGCATTCATCGTTTTTAGAAATATTAAATCTTGATTTAGAGAAAAAAGCAGATAGTGAAATATTTAAATTTTGCCAAAAAAATACGATTAAAGACACAACAGGATCTACAGCGTATCTTGATGAGGTTATTACGGAAATCTCAATAAACGCATCTTTTTCAAATCTATATTTTAAAGCGGAGTTTATTCCGCGAATCGATACGGTTATCGAAATTTCAAAGCCCGGGGTTTACGATAACGACCGTTTAAAAATAGCAATAGCCGACAACCAAAGCGCGAACAGCATAGATATAGCGCGGCACGGCAGGTCGCTTGCAGGGCTTGCAAGAAGAACGGGCAACGAGGAATTAACGCTTAATTTTATTTGCGACGGCTTCAACAATCTTTTGCCTGTTATGGGTAAATTTACGGGCTTAACGGGGCGTGATTCCTACCTTAACGATTACGTCATAACTAAGCGCGAATATGCCATTTACGACGATTATTTAAAAGTTAAATATTACTGCACGAAAGACTATCAAGCGATAAACGAAAAAATCGGCGTAGACAGGGAAAAGCGATTATATAATATTCCCCTCGAATCGTCGGATTGTCCGATTTATGTTAAATACTATGTATCTCTTAATTTAAGCAAAAAAAGTAATGACACCGAATTTTCCGATACTATTTTGTTTGATGTTGTAAAAGATTTGATTTTAAATGATTATAACGATGAAAAACAATTTAATTATTTATATTTATCTACTCCCGAAGCTCACATCAAACAAATTGTAAATGGTGAATTTACAACAGCGCAACTTATTGATAACGCTTATTTTGCAATGCCTCTTTTGGTTTATGCTACTGATAAAAGTGTTATTTTTTCATCGCAACCATTAGATAATTATTCGGTCGGATATTCTCACAGTGGAAGGTATATAAATTTTTGGGGTGGTGGCGGAGTAAAAATGATTTATAATCCATACACCGATAGCTATGGAGAAAGCACGAGATTTGATATTCGACTTGCGTCGAAGCAAGGGGTAGAAAATCTTCTTTATGCATTTCCTAAAGTTATAACAGGCAAAAGTGATTATACACCAGAAAAAGCGTTGTCAAACGAGATACAAATTGAATACTACAAAGACAGGACGCAACGCCCCGTCTTTTTTATTGCGTTTGAATTCCTGCCGTCGAAAGAGCTTTACGGCAAAGTCGTATTTGGTGAAGCGGTTGCAAGTCAAAATTTCCTTGTAGTCAGCGAAGCTCCCGAAAAACGCTACGTTTATTCATCGAGCGAGATTTATCGCGAGGGCGAAATAAAGATAAAAGGCACACAATTAGGTGAAGCTTTAAATTATTTTATTCCGTCATTACACGATACAGAGCGAACGGTTTATTTGACGGTGCAAAAAGATATGCCGTTATCAAGTTCTATAAAAGCATACGCAATCGGAGACGAAAGCGGCAATCTGTTAATCGCTTTTAATATGGCGTTAACCAAAGATACAAAACTATATTTTAACATTTCAAGAAAATTATAAAAGGAGCAAAACATGAGGATAACGGTTAATAAAAACGGTCAGGTCGTAAACATAACCGATTCAACGCTTGTCGCGAATTCCACTTACGGCAACGCAAAATTTATTCTTGCTTTTGACGAAAGCCTTACGTCAAGCGAGATATCGAATTTTGCGACGTGTGCGTATTCGGTAATACGAGCGGACGGCGTGCAAATCGGGAATATGTACATGGCGTTGAAAGGCGAGCAGTTCGAAGCCGAAATAGAGCCTGGATTCGGCATACTTGACGTAAGCGGAAGCATTCAGATATCTTTCCAGGTAAAGACGAAAGGCGACGGCAAGACGAAAGACGATGGTAAAGTATTTGCTACGATAGCCGTAGCGGCGTTTGTTCAAAATAATATCGGCAAGTATACACAAGAAGAAGCTAACGACGTAGAAACTAAGCTTGAAGCAAAGATTGAAACAATATATGCAAATATCAACGCAAAAGTTGATAAAATCGACAGCGACGGCGTAGCGGATAAAGCTTATATAAAAGGCGAGACGGGTAACACCGAATCGCCCGATTATGTTTATATCGAGCGAAAAGGCGAAAAGAAAAGCAGAGCGATTCTCGGTGCAACGCAAGACGGCGATTATATTATTCCCAACGCCGAAAAACCCGCAAATCCCGTCAATCTCGGGCAGTTGCTCGAGCAGTTAAAGCTTTATATACAAACAATCGAAAAAGGCTCTGCGGGCGGCGTTGCGCCTTTAAATGAAAATACTCTTATCGACGAGAAGTATATTCCGTCTGATATCATAAACGCGGCTGGTAACGTTATAAACAAGGTCGATAAAATCCCGCAAGGACCTTACGACAGAGTATATATTGCTCAAGGCTTGTACGATAGCTCCCCCGATAAATTCAGGTCGGTCAACTCAAAAGGTAAACCATACGCATATTCATTGCTTGGAGCCGACGCGGCGGGCGTGTACCGTGTCCCCGAAGCTACGGACGAGTTAAGCCCCGTCAATCTTAAACAGCTTTTAGCTAAGCTCGAGAGTTATATTTTAGCAACGGAAAAAGGCACTGCGGGCGGTGTGGCTATACTTGACGGCTCGGGAAAAGTTCCCGCTTCGCAGTTGCCGGGCTTTGTTGACGACGTTCTCGATTCTTACGTTCGCCCGGGTGCAACACTTTATTCCGCCGCATGGTTATCGCTTGAGAAAAACGGAGCGGCGTTAACGCCCGAAGAGGGTAAGCTTTACATCGTAAAAGAGGGCGAGTACGCAAATCATCAATACCGTTGGACAGGCTCTCAGTACGGCGAAATAGCAAGCTCTCTTGCGCTCGGGGAAGTCACAGGCACGGCATACGACGGCGGCAAAGGTAAAGCCCTCAAAGACGAGTTAACAGCCGAATCAAAGCGCATAGACGATAACGAAGCGGATATCGCCGCACTGCGCACGGACGTAGATACGGGCGAAACGTATATCGGAGCCGTCGAACCTGATAATAAACGCTATAAAACGTGGATTGATACTACGGAAGAGCTGTTCTTTTCAAAATCGATATTAAAAAGCGGCGATTATATCGTCCTCACTGAAGAACAAGACGCAGACGGCACGCCGATTATAAAGATTTCCGTAAAGCCGCCTTATAAGCGGCATAATGTTAAGATATCGTTTGCAAGTAAAATAAACGAATCCGACACGGTTACTTTTTCAACAGTATTAAGCGCAAGCGTGATATCCACAAGAGCGACATTCGTCGGAATGACTTGGAACGAGCTTTGCGACGAACTCGGATTAAGCGCGTCGGGGCAAGATGATTATATCCCCGCAAAAGGCACTCGAAGAAGCACAGGCAATAACCAATACGACATTGCGATTACAGGATTTAACAGGAATTATCTATTTAACGCAAGATATACAAGCGCGACAGATTTTACGAGCATAGGAGCTGATTCAATTTATATAATGAGCGGGTTAACCATTACCGACAGCGTAAAGGAGATATAACATGTCAATTTTAAAATACAAAGACCCGAAAACGGGCGAATTTAAACGCATAAATCCTTACGGGAATATCGGCGAGGCGGTCGAAATTGCCGAAATAAGCGGCGAAACAGCTTTATCCGACGATATTATTACAGAGCTTCAGAACGACCTGAACTGGATATCCTACGGCGGCGGAGCTTATCGCTTCGTTTCTGCCGAGGACGACAAAAGGCTTTACTCGTACACAACCGAAGATAAGATAAGTAAGATTCTTGTCAACACGTTAACAAAGACATGCGCGCTTCGCGAAACGCAGATAACATCCGCTTCGGTGGCGGATTCAATTGTTAAACGCGACAGTTACGGCGAAATTCCCGTTTCAACGCCCTCACGCGATTCAAGCGCGGCAAATAAGGCTTACGTTGATGAAGCTGACAAACTTTTGCGTTTAAAGCTCTCAAACCTCGAGCAAGCCCTCAACGGTTATATTCTTGACACTACCAAAGAAGCCTATGCCGACCTTGACAGCGCGGTATTAAAAGACAGCGTAACGGTAGGCGATAACGTATACCCGATAGCCGATAAAACGCGCGCGTTAGTCACCAAAATTGAGGGGAAAACGGCTAAAATGGTGCAGTTGCTTAACAAAAGCACATACTACGGCACGAAGACAAATTTTGGAATTACAGCAACAAATAACGGTGACGGAAGTTGGACGATAAACGGCACGGCAACTGCAGAGGCGTTTATAAACTTTTCATCAGCGTTATCACTTGATGACGGGCATAAAGTTCTTCTGGCAGGGAATAAAACTAACAGTGGATTCTCACTCGGATTACTTAACCAACATATTGAAGACACTGGCAACGGTGCTATAGGTAATATAAAAGCGGATTTTGCAAGAACATGGGGAATCTCATGGAGAAGTGGAGCGGTAATAAATAACGTAACTATTTATCCTCAACTCTTCGACCTTACCGCAATGAATCGCGAAGACATAACCACCATCGAGCAGTTTAAGGCGGAATTTCCCGACATTTATCCTTACGAAAACGGGAATATTTACCCCGCAAAAATTAGCGGCGTGAAGTTTTACGAGAAGCAAGACAAAAGCGGCGAACAGGCTTCCGTCACTCTTCCCGAAACCTACGACTTACACGGCATAGGCGATTATAAGGACTATCTCGAAATCACGAAAAACGAAGATAACGAGCTGTATACGCTTAAAAAGATACAACAGATTGAAAATAAGGTGCTTAATGGAACTGAAACTGTTAACAAAAGTGGATACGTTACAACTAATTATCAATCGTATTATATCCCATTGGCATTATTGCATGTTAATAATGGACTCGGTGGTATATGTAACAAATTGCTGACTGCTACACCTGATAAAGATATTGAGCATATTACATTTGGAATAAATAATGTCTATCCATATTTGTTTTTTGACAAAGAAACATATACTACGAAAGATAGTGTAAAAGCATATTTGGCGGCTCAATATGCAGCGAACGATCCTTTGATTATTTATTATATCCGTCAAAAGCCTGTTGAAACGGTTATCGCGACGAACCTTACCTATGAGCAAGTGACGGCGATAAGGCATAACGGCGGCTTAATTGAAGTTGAGGATAACACAAATAAAGGCTATGCAAGACCGACGGTTAAAAATACGATTGTTTACAGATTAACAGCTACAAGCACGGCGGAGGTTTAATATGGACAGAGTTTTAAACGATTTAATTAAAGACAACGAAAGCGTTAAGGAAGACATGTATAACGCAAGAGTAAACGCGCTTATACGGCAGAAGTATTCGCAAGATAAAGTTGAAGCAATTATTGCAAACTATTTAAGCTATTTGTCGGGCGAATCGGGTAACGCAAATTACAAAACGGAATATTTTGAATTCCAAAAATACAGGCAGGAGTGCAAGGAGACGGCAAAAAATGAAACAAACGATTTCGCTTGATTCCATGACGTTTGTTGGCGTGGATAACATGCCTTTCGACGTTAATCAAAACGAGCCGTTAGAGCTTGAAGTTAAAAGCTCATACGATTTTGAAAGAATGTACTTTTATTTTAAAAATAACGGCGCAGAATCGGTTGTGCGCGGTAAAAAAGCCTCGGACGGCTCACAGGTTATAGAAGTGCCGAAAGAGCTTTTAACGGCGGGGAAAATTGACCTCACCGTAAGCTTGCGCGACGGGATGAAACTTTTGAAAAAGTGGGTCGTTTCGCCGCTTTTAATAACCGAATACGACGAGGATTTATTCGTTTCGGATTATTTAAAAAATATCGAAGAACAAATGGTAAAACTTAACGAAAGAGTTAAAGCTCTTGAAGAGAAAAACGATAATTTATTAAAATTATAAAGGAGAAAAATCATGAAAAAAATTATCTTAATTTTGCTTGCAATCGCTCTCGTTTTCGCTGTGCCGTTCGGCATGGCGACTGCCCACGCCGAAGAGAACGGGGGCGGGACAAAGGCACAGCCGGAACAGGAAAGCGTTATCGAATTGGAATCGGCGAAAGAATCCGAACAAGGCTCCGAAACGATAACCATAACAAAAGACGAGCTTAAACGGCTTATCGATGAAGCGTTGACGGAAAATCAGAAAAATATTATCTCAATATTATCTGAAAAAATATCGGGCTTAACGGGGCTTGACTTTACGTCGATATATTTAATAATAGCCGCATGCGCCGTCGTTGTGCTTGGAATTATAATATTTATCGTTAAATACGTGCGCACAAAGACGCGTTTAAAAGCTACACAAGGAGCTTATGACCTTGAAAAGAAGGTAGCTGATAGCAATTCAAAACTTTT